TGCGAATAATTTAGGCTTAATAACTTTAATAGACATTTTTTTATTTTCTAGAAATTTTTTAGCTTGTCTAATATCTTCTCCCTTTACACTCATTTCTTCTTATCGCTTCTTGCAACCCGTGATGCAGTTTCAATAATTTTAGCTTTTGCTTCAGCGTCCAATCTTCGTTGGACGTGTTCGTCCTTCTTTTCTCCGGATTTGAATCTTTGTTCCCTGATCTCTAAATCTTTTTTCTTTAATGCGAGTCCTTCCATTTTAGCTTGTGCCTCGACATCTTGTTTTTGTTGCTCGACTGGAACTGGCATTGAACCAGCGAGTTGTCGTGCTGCTTGTGCTGCTGCAGTTGCGATTGCATTTTCTTCTTTTATAGGAAGCTCTTTAGGTGTTTTACCCTCAAGCTCTTTATTAAACTCTCCTGAAGATGTTGGAGTCTGAGGCGATGCTGATTGCATTTGTTGCTGATATAAGTATGCCATATGTTGACCAAGATGAGCCAGCATTGGAGGATAGAGCATCTCACGAGCTGCTTTACTTCCAGCATATCGAGGATCTGCCATAAATTGTTCATGAACTGCGATATGGGCAGCTTGATCTTGATCTTCAAAAGCTTTAATTGCTTCTCCATTTAAAACAGCCATATTCTCTGATACTGGATCACGTCTAGGTGTAAGTTCGTCTTCGAGTAATAAGTTCTCATAATCAGGTACATTTAATGCTTGTAAAAATCTTCTATATGCTTCTTTAACATTAATAAGTTGAGGTGCAGATTGCGCAAGTTGTAGACCTGTTTGAGCTAAAGCTATTCGTTGAGCTTGAGAAAAAATATTAGGATCTGATACAGGAACCACGTTAATACTCTGATCGAAGTCTTTTCGTCTTATAACTTTTTTTTCTCCTATAACGTCATAAGGATACTCTGCGTCTAAATATTCTCCATTTAATTTATAGATTAATTGAAACTCTCTTCCTTGTGCTTGATGAATTCTTTTATGTATCGCACTAAAGACTTTTGACCCTTGTTCAATTAAAGCGATCGTTGTTCCAACTGGACCCGATCCAGCAGAGTCACCTACCATCGCATCAGCGATAGAAGCAAAACGTCTACCCGATTCTGACATTAGCCCTAATAATTGAAGTAATGTTTGTGAAGGTTCTTTAAAGGGAAGTGGAACAAAACTCTTTCTTAAATCATCTCCATAAGCTTCGACCTCGACCCATTCGCCTGGAGAAACTGAAATATCTCCTCCTTCTATTCTTGCTCCCTTCGCACGAAATCCTCCTTGTAAATTTGAGAATGCTGCAGAATCCAATAAAGCTCTTAATGCTCCCGTACTCGCGTGTTGTAATCCGCCGATCATATGAATTAGTCCAAAGCCATAGAAACCTAAGCCTGGAAGATACTTATAGTGAACAAAGTAATTTCTTTTCTTCATCAGTAGATCAAACTCTTGCCAGTTTCTTCTTACTGATAAAACTTGTCGAGTTTCATAGTCTATCGTTACAATATAAGGAAGAGCCAAATCACTTTTATCTTCTCCTAAATCATAGTCAGCGTGAATCTCTAAAACTGTATGGAGCTGATCAGACATTGATGGACTCATTCCTTCTAAACGTTGTAGTGTCTTTTGAACTACATCTTGTGTATTAAGACTGTATCCTTGTTCTCTTGTAATAGGAATTTGACGATAATATCCCGAGACCATATACTTTTTAATTTCATTAACAGATTGTTTCATTACTTGGGTATATCTCTCTGCTGAAATTAAATCAGTATTATCATTAGAGATTACTAATTCCTCTGCTGGCACGAATGTTGTACAAATTCTATCTAGGGTATTATCAAAATATACTTTTTTAAATGCACTTCCTGCTAAAGAAAGATAAAATAACATCTGATCCAATTCATTAAAATAATCTGGAATCTGAGTAGTAACTTGATAGTTCATGAAGTCCTGAACTCGCTGTGCTTGATTTGTTTTTTTATCTGTAGTTTTTCCAATAATTTGAGTTTTTACTGGACCTTGAGCTGGAAATAATTCAGAGATAGCTCTAGCTTGAAATTGAGTTGCTGCTTCTGCAAGTAAAGGATGATGAACACCCGAAGCACCTGGAAAAGGATCTTGTCGATCTTCAACGATTACTCCAAGCATCTTTAATCCTTTAGAGTATTGATCCTCCCAATTTTTTCGCGAAGACTTATCATCCTCATAAGCTTTGATTAAATCATTAGCTAATTTACCTAGAACTGGTTTACCTAAACTTTCTGATAGATTTTCATAAAAGTCCCTCTCTAAAGGAGTTTGATATTCTTCTTCACTCCCAGGAACATCTACTTTTATCTCTTTACCTTTGTCGTCTTTATAAGATAAAGGTTTTTCTTTTAAATCTACTTCGAGTTCTGCCATTATGCAGCACTCCTTTTTTTACCCATTTTTTTGAAAGTCTTAGCTAGATTATATCTTTTGGAACCTGGAGGACATGTAGAGCCCCCGAACTTCTTACCAGTACAAACTCCTTTCGTACCTCTTTTCTTGATTGAAGTAGTAACCCTTTGAATCCATTTTTTCTTATTTGTAGACATATTTCCTCCGTATAAGCCATATTAACTTGTTTTTGGAGGATTTGGAAACAAAAAATTAGTTTTTATTGCGTTTACACTGACATCTCTTGGCAAATGGCCGTGAGATAAATTCTATGAACTTAAGTATTGTTTTTTTAATCATCTTCCTTGTCCTCTGCTTGGTTTTCTTTTACTTCTCTTATTAGGGCGTTTAACATGTCGTCCCTTACGCTTCCTATGCACCTTCTTTTCGTGCTTATAGCCATACCTCGGCTTAGTCATCTAATGTCGTACTTTTTTCTTAAATAATTTAATTGCTTTTTCTAAAGTAATATCAATTGGAATATTTTTAACACCTACTTTTTTTAATTTGTCTCGAATAGTTTTTCCTGGTACTTTTTTAAGTTCGCTATAATATATTCCCATTATAAACTCGTCTTTGGTTTATCCGCACTTCCTAGTAAAGGAAGTTCCTCCTCTTCTGTCATCGTTATTCGAGCAGGATTCGTGTGCGTGAACCCTTCTTGTTTTGCTTGATCGACTCCAGATAATGTCTGATACGATGTAGTAGGTGCTGACAATAAGCTTTTAGCAGCGCCTGTAACTCCACCTACAACACTTTTTACTGCACTTGTGAAAGGTTTTGTAATTGATGAAAGTCCGAATCCCATAATATCCTCCTTAAGGTTTTGGTGGGTAATAGTTTTTTTCTTTTAGTAAGTCGTCAGTATTAAATTCTGTTTCAGCTTTATTCGTATGTGTGAATCCTTCTTTCTCTGCGGGGGCAAAGAGGTCTTTGACAAAATCCACATGTTTTTTAAGCTTCATATGTTCATAGACCTCTTTTAGATTTAATTTTTTCTTTTCAGCCATAGCTATTATTTTACTTTTTTATTTTTCTTTTTCGCGTACTTCTTAGCTGCAGCTTTACCCTTCTTGGTATATGCAAAACGTTTTTGCCCTACTCTTGGCATTAGTTTCTCCTATTTTTTAAAACCGTAAGTACCTTTAGGCTTACGGGTAGCTTTAGCGATCTTTCGACGTTTAGCAAATGACATTTTCTTCTTGCCGTATCTGCCACTTAGTTGCTCGTCTTTTCTCGCATTATAACCTTGCTTCTTCATGTGTCCTCCATTATTTCCTAATCTCTAATACTACTTTGTAGAATAAGATACAAAACTTTTATCTTCTTCTTAGCCATATTTTTTACTTATTGCTTTCGCTTTAGCGTAGCCCTTCTTTTTATTTTCGTTCGCTTTCGACTTCTCATTTTTTACTTGTTCACCGAGTGCGCCGATTGATTTAAGAATATCGTGTATTTCTTCAGGACTATCTTCATCCTTTTCATCAAGAATATTGTCTTTAGAAGAATACATACTAACCTTTTAATTTATTAATCAAGTGTCGATTAACAGCGTTATACGAATTGCCTTTTGTTTTTTCGACATCGTACACTGCTGCTTCTTC